GGTAAGCGTCGTCGTGCCTGTTCCGGCGTTCCGGCCTGCGTTGTACCCCAAGGCCACGTTGGATGTGCAGGCAGCCCCCGATGTGCCGCAGTTGTACAGCGCCAGGTAGCCGCTGGCCGTGTTGTAGGTCCCGGTGGTGTTGGAATACAGCGCCCCGTAGCCGCTGGCCGTGTTGGAGGCCCCGGTGGTGTTGAAATACAGCGCCTCGAAGCCGCTGGCCGTGTTGTAGCTCCCGGTGGTGTTGGATAACAGCGCCAGGTAGCCGCTGGCCGTGTTGAAGGTCCCGGTGGTGTTGGATAACAGCGCCTCGAAGCCGCTGGCCGTGTTGAAGGTCCCGGTGGTGTTGGAATACAGCGCCTCGAAGCCGCTGGCCGTGTTGTAGCTCCCGGTGGTGTTGGATAACAGCGCCTCGTAGCCGCTGGCCGTGTTGAAGGTCCCGGTGGTGTTGGAATACAGCGCCTCGAAGCCGCTGGCCGTGTTATTGGACCCGGTGGTTATGTAAGTGCCGCCTCCGCCCAAGAAATAGTTATGCAAACTTGCCAAGGTCTGTGTGCTCACGCTGCTGGCCGCGCCGGTGCTGTCTTTTGCGGTATAGGCAAACGTGGAAATCGGCGTGATGGCTTTCGCGCTGATATTGATTGTGCCAACGAAAGCCGCTGTGGGCGTGTATGTCAGCGATGTTCCGTTAGCTTTCGGACCCCAGATAAAAGTAGATGACGCCGCATTGGTCGATGTACCGGACTGCTGGGCGGCACCAGCCGAGCCAATCGCCACGGTGATCGTGCCGCCGCCGATGGTGGAGGTCATGGCGAGCGTGCCCGAACAGGACGCCGATCCAGTTGGCGTGCCCAGAGTTCCGGTCGTTGGCGTCGAGGTAAAAGCGGTACCCGCCGTAAGCACGGCGATGGCCGCCGTAACCGCGCCGCTCGTGACCGTGATCGTTCCGGTCGCCCCCGATCCACCGCCCCCGGTGACAGTCAGAGGATACGTGCCCGTGCCGGTGCAACTTAGGCCGCTGCCGTAGGTCATGCCGGTCACGCCCGCGTTATTCGTGATCCCCGTGACGGTCTGGTAATAGGCGTTATTGGTAAAGCCGGTGCATGTCAGCGCCGCCGTCGTGGCGGGCGCGACGTAATTCGGATACGTGCCGGTCCAGCCGGTACCCGAGCATGTGCCGCTGGTCGTGACTTCCGATCCCAACGTAGCCGTATCGGTGGCTGCCGTGCCGGTGACGATCTCACCCGCAGCGGTGACTGTACTGAGCGCATTCACCGCCCCCGCCGCGCTCACCGTGAACGCATTGCTCGTGCCGACAATGAGTGAGTCCGCACCGATAGCATAGGGGTTAGTGATCGTGACGTGCGTCCCCGCCACGGGAGCCTTCACGTATTCCGAAATGTAGTTGGTGTACGTGACTCCGGTGTTGGTTGCCGCAATACTATTGCCGCCCAACACGTAAGTATAGCCAGTGGCTACAGTACCGGACCCCGCCGTGGATGTATCGGTCAGCGTGCCCGGAACACCTATGATGCGCAGCCCGTTTGTGGCCCACGCCGCCGCCGAGATATTACCACTGATAATGATCGGCGAGGCGTTGAACGTCACCGCGCCATTGTGGGTCGTGGTGCCAGTCACGCCCAGCGCATCGGAGCCGATGGTTGCGCCACCGAGGGCCGCGCTTGTTGCCAGCAGATTGCCACTATCGTCAATCGTGTAGGTGCTTAGCCCCTTGATATGCGTGGCGTCGGTAAATATCGCGCCCTGGTGAATTAAGGGCGTGCCACTGTTGGACACGTTTCCATACGATAGTGCCGGAATATCCGCCGCCACGAGCGCTCGCAGCCCCACCGCGCCCGCCGATCCGTTGGGCGTGGCGAGCACCTGATTCTGGGTGAGCGCGCTGGTGGGCGTCAACTGGAGCACGGGCGTGACCGAACCGCTGCCACCGAAGCTGCATGTCAGCCAGCTCACCGCAAAGCTGGAATTGCAGGCTACAGACGTAACGGTGCCGCCGCCTGCGCCGGTTGCGGCGGCCCAGTCTCCGGGCACGGCGCAGCGGTTGCCCGTGACGGTGCCATAGCAGACGTAGGCCGTGGCTGTGCTGGCGCGGTAGCACTGCGTGCCGAGTTGCGCCAGCGGCATCGTGCCTGGCGCGCTCGGGCACGCGCAGGGCGTGGGCACGGCTGCCGATCCCACCACCGTCTGCTGGCAGGACGGCGCAGTGTTGATGGGCTGGGCAGAGAGCGCTGCGGCCAGCACAGCAACCAGAAAAAGCAAGCGTTTCGTCATTTCGACTCCTTCTTCAGTTTACATTGCGGTTCGCCGTCCTGGCCGGCGACTACATCCGCATCAGTGCCGCACGCCTTTTGGAGTTCGGTTTGCGCGGATTCGAGCGCGGTCTTGGCGGCCTGGGCGCGGGCCTGCGCGGCGGCCCACTCGGCGGATGCCCGCCAGAACTTCGCCCGCACTTCGGCGGTGATCTGAGGAGCCTTCGGCGGCTCCGGTTTGGGCGTCTCGGCGGCGAGCGGCGCGAGCGCCAGAATCAAGAATATGTATCGCATGGGTTCTCCTCTTTAGTGCATTCCGCACTCGTAAGTCAGTTGTAAGTTAGTGAACGTCGCGAGAGACTCCAGCGTGGCGGTTGTCTGGGAATAGGGGGGGTATTGTGCGACGTACTGGGCGGGTGCGTTCACCGCGTCGATGTGACAAACCCAATCCGTAGGCGCGAACTGGGTAAATGTTATAGTCGTGTACAAAATGCTCGCCGCGCTAGTCGATGTCAACAGAAAGTGCCCAACTGCATCGCTTCCCGAAAAAGAGGACACCGAACAACTTCCACTGCAAGATATCGAGGGAGTTCCGGTGGCGATGAAATCCAGGGCCGATACGATGTCGGAGAATTGCACTCCGCCATCCGTCCCGCCGCCGTTCCAGAAAATCTTCAGCGTATTAGTTGGCGAAGTGCCAGAGGATAACTGCGCCTCCATTAGCCACTGCGATGCAATCGCGAAGCTTCCATTCCAGTATGAGCCGTCCAATCCCAGGATCGGCGACAGATTCCCGCTGATGCTCGTGGCTGTTCCGGTCTTAACGAAGACCTGCTCGCCAAGGGTATCTATCCCCGTCGCCAGCAGGTTGCCGCTCGGGGCAACGGTAAAGATGGCCGCGGCGGATGAGTTTTCAATGTGGAGCACGTCTGCGCTCTGTGAACTAACAGCCTCCACTGTCAGCGTGGGCGTACCTGTCGATGTTGCAACAAAGTCCACGATGCCGCTCAGGTTCAGCGTGCTTGTACTGTTGTTCCACGCACCGAAGCCACCGAAGGCGCTTCCGGTATTGTACTGGATGCTGCCGGTCGAACCTCCGGGAGTTCCACCTCCTCCTCCCCCGCCGCACGCACCGCCGCTACCGCTAAGCAGGCCCGACGAATTTACCTGCACGCATTGCGTGCTTCCGGTGATTCCAGAGACCGTCAAGTTAAGGACAGACGCCGTGTGAGAAGTTGAGTTGTAAGTGAAATATCCGTCTCCGTAGAACGCCCCTGTGTTATTGATTTGCACATCGGAATTAGACCCACCCGGCGGGGTTGTTCCGCATCCGGTGCAACCAGGGACAGTCAGATGGCCTACGTTATCGAAAAATGCCACGACAGTACTGCCGCTCCCGGTCTCAATGTCAAGTAAGTTCGCGGTCTGCCCGGTCGCTCCTATAACGGTCAAAGGAACCGTCGAAGTGCTCCCGGCCCATGCTTGCAACTGCGTGTTGACGGCCAGGAATGGACCGTTGAAGTAGGTCGCGCCAGTGTTCGTCATGTTGAGGTATTGCGGGCCACCCGAGTACTGATAGATCTCGAACAGGTCTGCGGATTGTGAACTGCCGAATCCGAACACCTGTAGGGACTTTCCCGAGTTGCTTACGGCTGTCGCGGTAAGTCCTCCAAGCGCAGCCGTCAGGCCGGCCGCCGTAACCTTGAGGTCGAGCGGCGCGCCACCATAGCCCAATACCTGAAGCAGATCGCCAGACTGGCTGCTGCTGTGACCTTTGACCGTGAGCCCTAATCCCGTGTCCGTGGTGGGCTGAAACGTTGCCGCCGGCGCCACGAGTTGCCATCCTTGGCCGCCGACATTCAGGTTTAGGTCCATCACGATGACCGCGCTGCTGTCCAGGAAATCCAACTCGTTTACGGTCGGGGCGCCGATCTCCATATTAAGCGACGTGCTGCTGGTCGGATCGAATTGCAGGTAAGCGCCGTTTGTAATTGCTACGTGAGGGGACACGTAGAGGAGATTCGTTGCGCCCGCAAAACTGCCTGAGTTGTTGTACTGAAATGATAGTGTTGGGCTGCCGGGTGAACCGCCTCCGCAGCCGGTGCAACCAGGGACAGTCAGATGGCCGACGTTATCGAAGAACGCAAGAATCGGGCCTCCATTCTCGATGTTCATCAGATTGGCTGTCTGTCCGCTGGCTCCATTGATGATGAAGGGCACTGTCGAGGAACTTCCAGCCCATGCCTGGAGTTGCGTGTTCACCGCCAGAAATGGGCCGTTGAAGTAGGTCGATCCATTGGCGGCCATGTTCAAGTATTGTGAACCGCCGGAATACTGATAGATGTCCAGTAGGTCCGCAGACTGCCCACTGCCATACCCAAAAATCTGCATGGACTTTCCAGAATTGCTGACTGCCGTCGCGGTCAATCCGCCGAGCGCCGCGGTGAGGCCGTTTGACTCAACGCGCAAGTCGAGCGGACCACCAGCGTACCCCAATACCTGAAGCAGATCTGCTGACTGCGTGATGGAATGCCCGTTGACTATGAGGGGATGCCCCGTATCGGTGGTGGATGTGAACGTTGCTGCTGGTCCGACAAACTGCCACCCTTGCCCTCCAACACTCAGGAACAGTTGCAAGTCTGTGACGGAACTGCTGTCGATGAAGCTCAGTGTGTTGGTAGCCGTCTCTTTCAACGTGAAGGCCGGCGTAAACGTGCTCGTGTCGTTGAACACGAGAATCCCCGGCGATCCACTTGACGGGTTGATGTCGAGTTGATGGTAGCCACCTGTCTGGGCATTCAAGAAACCCGTGCCCGCCATTGCGAGAATTGCTATTCCGTATCTCATAAGTTTGCTCATAAGTTTGAGTTTGCGGTCAGGCATCGCCAGATTCCCGGCGTGTCGGTTTGGACGAACAAGTAGGCCGTTTCCGCGTAAGGAAGCGGGCTTGGTTGCGGAGGACCGATAGCCGGTGAACCCGTCGAGTAGCTTGAGTCCCACGTTATTGCGTGGCCGCCAACGTGATCCTGAATGATCGTGAGCCAGAATGGATCGCCCCCCGTGGCCGTGGGGGGATGTAGGATGGCGTTCATCGTCACGTTCGCCGAGATAGTGTACTCTTGCGCCGTGCCGTTCGCATAATCAGGCAGAACGTGGCCAGCGATGGTTATGGTGATAGTGAAGTACCCGTAAGTTGCCCCGGATGGAGCCGCCCCCGTCGTTTGCAGCGCGGCGACTGCCGCCGGTGCGCTGGCACCCGACGTAAAGAACTTGACAGCCGTCTTCCAGTCTCCAATGATGGCCCCGAATACGCAGGTCAGAGACCAAAGCTGCAAGCGATTCAAATCCGTCAGGCGGGCGGATTGCACCACGAACGTGGCACCCGCGACTCGGTTCAAACTTACGACAATCGACATGCCCGGCGCGATGCCAGTTCGGTAGGTGTCCACCGCGAGTTCCTGGGAAAGCACCGAGAACAGATTGGAAAGCGTCTGGGCCACTTCCAGCCCGACCGCCTGCGCCGGCGGCCCCTGCACGAGAGGCAGCGTGTTTGCCAGGTCCAGGTAGGTGTCGTACTCGCCCGAGCCGCCCTCGGCCAATTGGCGCACGCCGATGGCAACCTGGTCTAGGTACTGCGCGTAGGAGGACGAAGACGGCTGGTAAACCACCAGGAGGAATTGGCTGCTCATGATCGCTGCTTGCCCGGCATCCTGCTTTAGTTCGTTGCTGCCCGGCGACCAGTAGAAATCGAAACCGGATTTCCCGACTTCCCCGACCGTCATCGCCAGCGCCATGGCGGTCACGCAGTAGCCGTGCGCTCCCGTGCCTGTGCCGCCCGTGCATGTGAATGGGTCAATATCGTTGTAGCCTGTGCCGGGATTGCCGAGGTTCCAGGACAGGATCGAGTGTACATTCGGGTCCGCAAAAATGAGCACCGTGGCGTTGTTCCCGCTGCCGGGCTGGTGGAGTGTCAGCAGGTCGCCATCGGTGTACCCGGTCCCTGTCCCAGCGAACGCCTGCAAAAAGGTGATGACGCCCGAGGGCAGCGGGTTCGGCGCGATGCCGTCGTATCGCGTCACGGTCGGGGCCGCCGCCACCGGATACGGCAACTGGAAAGACTGAGTGCTGTTGTCGCCTTGGCAGTACACCGAGACCTGATTGGAAAGCTGCGAGAGGTCAAGCCACGTCGCGTTGAAGTACTTCTCGCGCGTGACTGAGCAAGAAACCTTCATCAGCACGTTGCCATCGCTGGCGTCGAGTTCGCTGATATTCCATGGGGCCGGGTTGCTCACGCCCTGGATGGCGAAGTTGAAGCCTTTGCGTGGGTCCAGGTAGTACCAATACGCACCAGCCGCCCCGGAGATGTACTGGCAAAGCGAAGCCAGCGCCGCGTCGATGCTCTGGCTGGCGGTGAACTGGATGGCCTGAATCCCAACCGCTGGAGTCACGTTTGCCAAGTCCACCGTGATGCCTTCGGATGCCGCGATCAGGTTGATGAGGTTGACGGCGATGGCGTCTGCGTTGACTCCGGTATAGTTCAGGCTCGGGATGATATTGCTGCCGCCACTCGCCGCAGTGCCGTTCACAGTGAACACGAAGACATCCGTGGGGTTTATCACCAGCGACGGGTCGATCCCAATCGAGGGGTTATCCGCCGGAGACCAATAGAAATCGTACCCACCCGCGCCCCAGGGCGGCTGAATGTTGTACGGGCCGTAGGCCACAGCCGTACCGTTCACCGTGATGAGCACGATGTTCGTGGGCGCCGGGTAGATCGAGAACCAGCGCGTGTGGAACACGGTCGGCGCCGTGCCGGGCGGGGAGCCGGGCGGCAGATATTGCGAAATGCCGCTCTGTACGCCCATGGGGTTCGTCACGGCGTCGTAGGGAGCGCCGTTGAACGTGAGATACTGTTGCCCCGCCTGGTACTCGGGCGAGGTCTGGAAGGTCGGGCAGAGCACAATCAGGCGGCGTGCGCAGATCGCCTCCCAGGCTACGCACTGGACCTCTATCTCAGTGCGGCCCGTGCCAGGGTAGTTCGTCACCTTAGCCTGTTCTATACTGCCCCCAAAAATGTCGCCCACCTGGCCGCCAAAGGGCGCGGTTGCGAGGCTGGAATCTGTTAACAGAACCGGATTCCCTACCAGAGACGTGGGTATTCCGAACACTCCGATACTTTCGGTGACGTAGTTGTATTTGATTGTGAAGTCGAGTGTCCCCCGCGTCGTGAGCGAACGCTCAAATACGATGCTGTCTTGCAGTACGGCGTTGTCCGTGCCGAAGTGGGCTTCATCGAGCGGACGATAGATCGTGACTTGCGCGCCGGCCGCAATCGCAGTGCTTGCCGCCGTCGCCATCGTGCAGATGCCGGCACTTGCTACGGTGGCGATGGTGGTCCACAGCGGAGCGCCAGACGGCCCAGCGCCGAGCACTTGAACCTGATCGCCCACGTCCGCGGACGCCAATCCGTAGAACCCGTGTCCCAATCCGAGATAAAGGTTCACCCCACTCACCGCCGCATTTACATTCACGCCTCCAAGCCAGATCGTCAGGCTGGCCGCGGAGTCGGGCGTGGGCTTGAAACTCATGCGTCTACCATTTGGCCCCGCTGCGGCGTGACATCTTTACCGCTTTGTCCATGACGTTCGATACGAGGTCTTGTGTCACGCCGGTGAAGCTGCTGCCCCTGAAGTCAAAATGCGTCCCCACGCTCGCATTGTGCTCGTAGTTGGCGGTGCTGTAGCGGTTGGACACGTTCTCGGATCGCGGCACGACGGCCTCTCCTTCATGGAGCATCGCTAGGCCGGTGCGTGGTACCCAGTCCGTGCCCTCTGCAAAGAATGGCACGATGGATAGCGCCCCTTCGATGAGATCGCTGCCAAGACCGCCGTCGCCCCCTCCGCCACCAGCTCCGCCCCCCTTGAACAATCCGCTCAGAATGCCGCTCAGCGCGGATGTAAGCATATTCTCCAACGGAGCCAGCAGCGCATGGAGGAATATCTGAAGCGCGTCGGTAGCAAGTTGGGAAAATATGCTTTTGACGGTTGTCGCCCATCCCTTCCAATGAACGATATCGTTTGCGAGACTACTCTCGATGGTGCCGAACATGCGCGGGATCTCCTGGAACGCCGCGCCCGCGAGATTCTTGGAGAAGTCCCGGCTTTCGACTGCCGCTTTGGCCAGCGCCGCTCCATAGTTTCGCCAGCCTTCAGCGAGATCCGCCGCCGATCCCACGCGCTTGATAATCTCAAGGCTTGAGGCCATCTTTGCCAATTCTTCATCAGCCACATGGAGATGGAGATCGGCGAAGGCCTTGGGAAGATTCATCAGGTCGTTTACCGTCTGGTACATAGCCGGCGATAGACGATCCTTGAGCGCTATTATTTCGGTGGTCTTGGCGACGGCTTTCTGACCGCCTTCGACGTATTTGTCCCACGCCTTGTCCATGACCCCTTGCTCGCGCGTTTTCTCATCCGCAACGCCTTGCTGCGCTTTTTGGAGTTCAAGTAGAATTTTGGTGGTTTCCGCCGCCTCCTGATCGAGACGCTTGTAGAAGGCTTCCCATCCTTTTGCCGCGCGCTCGCCCTGCTGGTTGGAGTCTGTTTGAGTCCCTACTTGGCCCTTGAGGTCTACGTTCTTCGCCGCATCTTTTACCTGAACGAGTTGGTTCTGAAGGTATTTGAGCAGATCCAGAAGCGATTTTATCTCTTTGGTAATTGTGGGTGTCTCTGGTTCTGCGTAAAGCTTATTCAGGGACCCACGCACTTCGACTATCTCGTCATTTATAAGCGCAAGCTGGTGGGGCAAGTCGGAAAACCCGCCCTCCGTGATGTTGATGCTCTTTAGTTTCTCCTGCAAGTCACTAATGCCATCCGTTAGTGTCTGGATGATCTCTGTAGCCCCATGCGTGTTCGCCCCTGGGCCGCCTCCAAGGATCTCGGGGTCTAACAAGTTCCGCAACAAAGCCGCCCATGTGCTGCCCTTGCCTTTTTCTAAGTGCTGCTGTATTTGGTCGAAAGCCTTGTCCAAGTCCAACGCCATCTTCGCGCCCGCAGCAGCGGTCTCCAGGAGCGCAACCTTTAGCTTGTTCTCTGGTTCGCCGCGTAGCTTGGCGAGTTGGTTTTCCAGTTGGGCATTGGAAACCTCCATTGAAGCATTGGTGACTTGCAGCGATTCGTTAAACTCGCGCCAGTAAAGTTCTGAATCAACGAGCGCGTCCTTTTGCGCCTTCGCCCATTTGACGATGCCCTCAATGGCATTGGCGATCATCTCGGGGAGCATGACCACCATAAAAAGACTACGGAACAGCCGGAGTTCCGAAACCATGCCGCGGAAAGATCCGGTTGCCCGTTCGGCCATTCCGCCGAAGTTCTCGCCCGCCATCGCTGCGTTCTGGCCGGTAGCGTCAAGCGCGGAACTGAACTCCTCAAAATCCAGGCTGGCGTTTCGTGCTGCCGCTCCAGCCGCCCGGATGGATTCGGCCAGACGCTCGGCAGCAGCAGTGCCTACGGCCCCCATTCTTTCGGATACGGCTGTCAAGTTCGATACGGCTTCGGCTGCTGTACCGGAGACTCCCTCGATTTCGGATAACGATTGCGCGATGGCTTCTGCCATCGTTTTGCCGCCCTCAACGTACCTCGCTACTGCTGCCTGAAAGGCCTGGTCAGCTTGGGAGAAGTCTCCAGTGACGGTAATCTTCACGCCACCGATGGACTCGCCGCCTGGTTCGTCAGGCATCAGGGTAGCTCCTCTCTGGTTGTGGTCGGGAAGCGCGCTTTGTGCTGCGCGTCTGCGTTCAGGGGTTCCTTGGCGGATTCCAGCGCGCGCCGCTTCTCTGCCGCCGCGCCAGCCGCCCGCAGATTGGACCGCATGATGGACATTTTTTCCTCTACCGTCTGGCGCCCGATCACGTCTTCGATGGTCGCCGGCCGGGGCGGTCTGCCCCCGAACATCTCAGGCGAGAAGCGACCGCCGCCCGGATGCTTGAACCAGGCGGCGTGCAGCGTCGTTTGCAGGCCAGCGTACATATCTACAAAGTCTTGGAAGTGATGCTCGTACACCTCGCGCAGCGCCCGGTACTCGCGCGCCGTCCGCGACCACAAATAGGCGTCCGACAACCCCAAGCCGTACCGGCTGGTGCCGAACGCCCACAGCCTCAGCCAGTACTCATCGTCGCGGGTTACTGCAAGGGCGCCTGAGCCTGCTTTGGAGCTTCCACCGGCGTCTGCGGCAGCCCCAGCCGCTTTCCCAGGCAGGCAATGACCGCCTTGGAAATCTCGGGCATGGCGTCCTCGGGAATGCGCAGCGCCCACTGTTCGGCGGTGGGCACCGGCTTGCTCGATTCCACGTAATTGTGGCTTACCATCGCGGCGAACAGGTCCAGGACCATGGCTAACTTACCCGGCCCCGGCGTCCGCATCTGCTCGATAAGGTGCTCCAAGTCCACGCCGCGACGATCCGCGGTGTATTGGCACAATAGCGAGAATTTCAATGTAAGGGATTCCGACGTTTTGCCGTCTTCGATGGTGACGTTCGGATCTCCCAAAGGAGTGTTCATGGCGTAATAGTACCACCAATCAGGAAAGCACCGGCATCCCGGTGAGCGTGATGGTGACTTCCGCCTGTTCCACACCGGCCACAGCGGCTTTCTTCGAGAACTTGGAAACGAAGCCCTGGAAATAGTCTGTAGTCTGGGCAGTGTTGGGATACTGGATAGCGAACGGGACCGGGTTTCCGGGCGTGGTCAGTCCGCGGCTGGTGAACAATGCCTCCAAGCCGCCCGTGTTGCCGTGCGGGTAGGGCGGCCCGCCGGCGCCGGCCGGAGTGATCGGTCCCTCCGAGTCCGGAATGTAGTACAACGGAAGCGTGAAATCGCCGGCATCCAGCAGGGTGCAGAGCTTTTCCCGCCAAGGGTTCCCGGTGGAGTGGCTGGTTACGTCCACCACAGTGGCGCTCATGGACGGCCCGGAAAGGTCGCCCACGTTGGCGATGGGAGCGTAAATCTCGGGCGAAGCTCCGTTACCGATCATCAGGTACGTATTGATGGCGGGCAGGCCAATCGGGAAAGTCGCCTTAGTGTAGGTGGTGCCAGCAACCAGCGCAAAGGCTGCAAGCGCCATCAGGATGTTGTAAATCAGGTGAAGGTGCATCGTCTTTTCTCCTTTTATGTCTCAGTATTGAAAAGCCTTACGTCGAGACATTGGACATAGGCTGGCTGCTTCGAAAGCTGATAATCCATCCGCCCCCGCTGCGAAAGCAAGAAGCTCGGGAACTGCGGCGGCGTAGCGGGTGGCGTGGCGAATTGCGCGGGGCTGGCCAGGTCCACTGTCCCCAGGAAGGCGACAACATCGGCGGCCACCTGGCGCGCGACTTCCGCGCAGAAATCCAGTACGTCGATCTGAAGGCGCACTTCGGACAGCGGACTGAGATTGCTCACGCCGTATCCGTTGCCCTGCACGTACCGCCGCCCCGTGGAGACGCGCAGCACACGCACGCACGACGCCCCGACCGTATTGGCCGGGCTGGAGGGCTGGAGCGCACCCTGGGCAAGCTGCATGTCAAACCAGCGAAACGGCGTAGTCCCCAGATCGGCCTGGAGGGTCGTGTTCGCCGCCGCGAGTTGCCGTAACTTTTCTTCCGCGCTCACCATTTCCACCTTTGCGATTCGCGCCGCAGCGCGTCGGCCTCGAGGACACAACGCTGGAGGCTCAACAGATCCGCCAACTGCTCCGCGCACTCGATTGTGCGGCGGCACTCGAATAGCATCGGCCCGGTGCGTGGGAACAGCCGGATCATGGCGTCCGTCAGTTCGATGCGCACCGGCCTGTCCTTGCCCGCGTACAGCACGTAACCTGGCGCGTCCGGTACCCGAAATGTGGCCATTGCGCTCAATTTGTCACCATCTGGAGCGCCAGCCGCGTTTGGGTTTGCTGACTATCGCTCTCCACTCCCACAACCTCGTAAGTCACAGCCGTATCGCTCGGCCCGGTCACGACCGCACGCAGCGCCGGCCGCGCGCCCGCTTCGCCCCACGGGATCACATCGCCGTAGTACCCGCCCAGGAGAACGTGGCGGAAGATCCGCGCCTGAATCTCTGGCATAGCCTTCTGTTCACCGGCGGTCAGTCGCTCGCCCGTGCTCCGCGGCGCGTCCATGCACGGGATGGCTGAGGCCCCCGGGACGGCCACGAAATCCCCGCTCGGCTGGCCGGCGCCGATCAACAAACCGTCCGGCTGCATGACGGTGCAGAGGCTCGCCAGCAGCCCGCTGTTGGCGGCCTCTCCCATCACGGCTTGGATTTCGTAGCCGATGCCCTGGTACATGCAATCTCCCTTACGACGCGGGCGGCGTCGGCGGCGTAGCAGCCTTCTTGCCCCAGATGGCGAGTACCTCGCTGATGAAATTGTCCACCGCCGGGGCCGTGTTAGTGGTGGGGTTGGAGAATGCCTGCAATGCGTCTTCCAGGGCGAAAAGCCCCGTCGCCAGAATCTTTCCAAGTGTGCTGTTTACCATCGTATTGCTCCTTATTTACTTTCCTGGAAACATAAAATGGATCGCTATGCCCACCAGAGACGAAATGGCGACTGCGATCCCGGTCGCCATCCATTTGAAGTTGTCCAAGCGGTTTACTTGCCCTTGCAGTGACTCGCTCTTATCCTCCAACCTCTTGTTTAGGCTCTCCACTTTTTCCTCCACCCTTCGGGCTAGAGTTTCGTGAGATTCCTTCCATTCGGACCGGGGGACAAATTCGAGTTTGTCGGCCGCCATCTCCTCGCGGAACTTATTCATCCCCTCCAGTCGCCGGTCCATTTCTCCCCGTGCGACTTCGAGTGCCCTCTGATGAGCGATAAGGTCGGCTTCCATCACTGCCACTTTTTTATCCAGGTCAAGAAACTCCCGCTCTGTAAGCGCCATCTCACCGTTTCTTCCCTTTCGCCCGGATTGCCTTGGCCGCGAATGCCGCGAAGAAATGCAGATCGCACTCCATGGCACACAACTCGCGTGTGCCAGCTATCGCCGCTTCCACGGCTTTCTCTCGCTCGGCGGAGCCAGCGTCGTGCTCTGAATGCACGGCGATGGAAATGCGCCGGTTCACTTCGGCTTCGGTGATACTGCCCGGTTCGGGCCAATTCTCGCGTCTTGGCATTACGTCTCCTTTACGGTCCGAGTAACCGATTCCAAACCTTCCAGGTCCTCTCCCTGGCTGAGAACGAATCCTGCACCATCTCCGCGATGGCGAACGCCCCGGAATTGTCGCTCTGTTCCCGGTACGCTTCCGCCTGCGCGTGAAGCGCCTGCTGCACGTCCTTGGCGCTCAGCTTCACATCCAACATGCCGGAGATCACGGCGAGCCGCGCCTTGCTCGAAGCCAGCACGTCCAGAGCCTGCGCAGCCGCGCGCAGATAGTCGTATTGATTGCCGCCCAGGCCGACGTTCGCGCCGGTAGGGTCAGACTGCGAGCTGGTGTAGATCCCCATCTGGCCCGTTAGCGTCAGGTAGAAGCTGATTTCGTCGTCGTTGAAAATCGGGTGCGTAACGTCGCAGTCGGGAATAAGCGCGCGCACCGCAGTGACCGCGTAATTCGCGTTGAAATCGTAGGTGAAGCCGCCCGGAATGTTTGGCGTGTCCACCGGGTACTGTGGAAGGCTGCTCATTGCGTCACCACCAGTCCACCAGATGCGGTCACGCCGCCCTGGAAGATATCGCCGGGGCCGACGTTCAGCAAATTTGTCCAGCTCAGCGCCGTATCGTTTGGAGCCAGCGAGCCCATGGCGGTGGGCGTACCTGTCCCGCTATTGCAGTTGTCGGCCTGCTGGTTCGCGGTCGTATAGTATAGCGGAGTCGTGAAAAACCTGGAGACGAACTGGCCGCCGTTCGCCGACACCCAGCCGACGAATGCGCTATTCCACAACTGCTGAAGTTCCAGCCAAACCACGTCGATGCACCCGAGATACCTGTTAGGCTCGGACGGGCGCTCCGTGGACGGGGGGGCGAGATTCGTAGAGTTATACGGTGCCCATCCGGGCAGATCGGTCTGCGTGATCCCCCATGGCACCGTTACCGTGTTGTTTGGGCTGGCTCCGGCGCGCGTGTTGGCGATGAACCCGGTACAGTACGCGGAGGTGCAGGTTCCCTCGATAGACTGCAGTTCTTCGGAGTAGGCCAAGTTCGATTGGTCCGATGTGCCGTTGAAGGCGTCCCATCCAACGAAATCCAGGTAGGTATGCGTGGCACTCTGCGTGGTCTGCGGGCAGTTCCCAGCGACTGCAGGGGTTCCCACCGGGATGATGCTGGCGTTCACCACACCGATCCAGTCCCAGGCAAAACATATGTCCGAGTTGGACGGCGAGATGTTCGCCGCGACCGGATAGCTTGGCCCGGTGAAGGCCGCGCCGATCTTGACTGACGGAACCACGGCTTTGATGGCCGTCGAGAAATCCTTGATGACCTGCGCTGCGTAGGCGACAGTCAGCGTACTCGGTGGAATCTGCGTCTGCATCGCTGCCAGCGGCTCGATGAGAACCTGAAAGGAGGAGATCGCGGCCCCGTAGCGGTCGAACATCGCCAGCGTGGGGGGCAGCACGCACGCCTCGTATTGGGCCTCTGTCAGCGGATACGGGAGATTTAACGTCGGGTAGCACGAGTTGAGCATGTCCGTCACAACCCCAGGTATTCCAGAGCGCCAGTTCACGCCGTGCGCCACATACCCGTTCACCATCGAATCCAGGATACTCAGCATCTTGCAGTGCGGCCCGCTTCCGGCCGGCGCGGCAGTCGCCGGACTCGTGAACGCGAGCGTGCCGCCACGCGCGCAGTCGGAAACCGCCATGCAGCCGCGGCTGCCACACGTTGTGGAAGCAAAGAAAGCCGCGATATCCACGAATGTATCGTGCGTGGTCATTCCACTGGCGAGCATCTGAGCCGAGAACGTCCCGTTGGCGCAGGGCGCGCCGAATGCCGCCAGGCTGGCGCTCAGAAAAGGGCCGAGGCACGGGATATCCTGCCCGGTGAGCATGATCTTAGGCTGTGGGTGAGCTGCATCCCGCGCCTTGATGTCTTGGAAGCTCGCGCACTCGTCGGCGTAGAAGTTGGCGAGCTGGTACTGCGCCGCGGGCAGATTGTAGCACTTGCTGCCAGGCTGGCAGACAGACGCGCACCCTGATTGGTTCGCGCAGTTGCATTGCGCCATGGCCGCCAGAGGCAAGAACGTGAGGAGGGCGAGCACCTTTACTGGCATTGGAATGCCACCCTCAAGTTGGCCGTCGTATCGGTCGCGTTCGATGTGCTGGTCTCAACCCCTACGTAGAAGGTGTCGCCACTCGAAAAGGTTACGGAATCGGCTCCGTCGCTGCAAGTCGTGCCGGTTCCCAGCGTACAAGTTAGGGCGCTCTGCGCACCGTTGTGGTAGAGGGTGACTACTCCGCTGCTGGCGTCCTGCCCGGCTGCGGAGCTCTTGGCGATCAAGGCGAACGCCGTGCACGGCCCACTGATCGGCATCCCGAGCGCCGTCGTGCCGGTACAATCCGGCAAGCCGTCATCCTGGCTACCGGGGAATAGGTAGTATTCGGTGCTGAGAGATGCGCCCACTGCGCCGTTGCACCAGCTCTCGTAATTCGGAGCGTCCAGAGAAGTGGGAGTCCATATTCCTCTCGCCAGTCGCAATCCCTGCCCTGTAGTCGGGGCGGTTGCGGAGATGCTTACACCGCGGATGCCAACGACCGACGCCGCCACCGTTCCAGCCGCGTTCGTCATGTCTCCGGTGAATGCGGGCATCTGCGCAGCCGCGAGTACTCCGGCGATTTGCGGCAGGGTGCAAAGTAACCAAGCGCTGCTGCCTGTATTCCAGCAATAGACGTCTCCCGCAGTCGTGGGGGCTGTAGGGGTAACCGCATTATGCTGGATGGCTCCGACTGTCATCACGGTACCAGGCACACCTGCCACGACGTTGCTCGCGTCTCCAGTGAACCCGAGGCTGTACAACTGGTTCCCGCCATTCAGCCCGAGAGGAGCCCCAGCCACCAGCGCCGCGCCTGGAGTATAGATCGTCTGGCTGTATCCGGTCGTCGGCCCGCTGATGACAAACTGTGTCGTGTGCGTGGAGTCGTAGAACTTGATCGCTCCCTCGGCCGTGCCGGACAGTCCGAGCGTGCCGCCAACCGTCACATTGCCGCCAACCGTCAGTAGGTTCAAATTTCCAGGGATCGTGCCGCTGTCAAGACACGTTGGGGAAATGTAGGAGGTGCAGTCAACCGCCGCCGTGCCGTTGATTTCGTTAGCAGAAATCGCGCCGCCTCCGGTGGGCGCCAGCGTGCCGGACACCAGCAGCGCGTTTCCGTTCGTACCGCTCCCCACTCCGCTAAAGTTGACGGACCCGCCGGTGCCTCCCGTATCTCCGCAACTCCATGTGTGGGTGGCCGCCGTATAGTTGAGGTGGAGTCCCGAATCCGGGCAGTCCGGGATGGGCGATATCTGCCCGGTCCCCACGGTCCCTCCGATCTGGTACACGGCATCGGTGACCGTGTCGGCCGGAAACGTAGTGCCGTTGATCGTCGCGGCATCAATCGTGCAGCCGGCTGGGGTCAGGTAGTCGGTACAGGGCGTGGCTACCCGAGCCGTGTTGAATCCGGTCGCATAGGGAATGCCGGGGCCAGGGTAAGGAATATAGGCCGTGCCGAGTGGCGGGTAGGTCTGCGGCTGGCAATAGGTCGAGAGCCGGGCCGGGCTGGATGCCCCGATCTGGCAGACTTCCTCGAAACTCGCCCCATTGTACGTGGTGAATAGCAGCACGTACTGGGTTCCGGCGGGGCTTACCACGAGAGACACATTCAGCGCGCCGCCCGTGATGCTCACCGTCTGGTTCCACGCCGCGATGGTGTTCGCGCTGATATCCACGCTCACCGCCCCGGAAATCTTGAGCGTGCCGTTGAACGGCGCTCCGGACACCGGCGTGTAAATGGTGTCGGAGATGGTCGTGTACTGCGGCTGCGCCACCAGCGCCAGCGGCATGAGAACGGTAATAATCGCCAGTTTCATCGTCAGACACAAAAAAAGGCCCGCCCGCCTTTTCGCAGCGAGCGGGCCTTGCTCCACTTTCCTCAAACCTGCCTCGCTAGGTTCCGCTGCCGTTCGAGTACACGGCCATGAGCGGGTCCATCGTCACGCCGCCGTAGACGTGCCGGATCTTGTAATGGATGGCGTCGGTGTCGAAGTCGCCTTCCATCGGATTCTGCATCGTGGTGCCGATGGACGGCCCGGTGCCGGGTCCCATGCCGCCTTCGCCGATGGCTACCGAGTTCGGCAGCTTCATAAAGAGTTCGGGGTTGCGGCGTCCGCGCAGATGCGCGAACTCCACCGCCGGACGCCCGCTGTTCGGATCGGAGAACAGGTACCAGGCCTGATTCCCGTAGGTCGTGTCCACGATGGGCAGGTAGTAGTTCACCGCCAGTTTCACGATATTGCGCGCCCAGTTGGCGACGTTGAGCCGCTGCCCGGAGGTCAGGTTCGCGGTCGCGCCAGAGCCATCCTGGATCGTGGTGCCACCCTGGTCGTTGGCAAAGAAATAATCCGCGTTCAGGATGTTTTGTGCGGCCACCTTGAGGGCCGGGGGAACCACCAGCGTCACGGCCTCGATGTCGATGGGCTGGCCGTCCAGGTCGCGCTGAAGGGACATGACCACCATCGCCTGTGCCAGCGCGGTAATCGACAGCGGCGGGTTGTTCGCCGTGTACACATTGCCTGGCGAGTTGGCCGCGCTCACGATGTTTTTGAAGTTCGCCGTGTTGAAGAAATTGGTGTTGCTGGCGAAAAGCGAGGTCACGAAGTACTCTTCGCCGCGGCGCATACCGCGCCCGAATCGAGCCGGCACATCTTTGATCGCATTGAGGTCGTCGTTGATGAACGTCTCCCAGTAGAACGGCATCCGCTTGCCGTACTTCTGGAGGTTGTAGGCGTAGTACCCTACTCCCTGCGCCGCGCCGGGGGGCACGTAGGTCCCGGCCTGCTGGGCCGAATCTGAAATCTTGTCTTCGGGATACAGCGCGCCAAGCCCGATAGGCGTAATGCTGGGTGCCGTGCCGTAGTCCACGCGGAACCGCTTGACCTGGCGGAAGTCGGCCACGTCGGAATGCGCGGCGATCATGTTCCAGGTGTACGGCGTCTCGCGGTAGTTGGCGAGGACGGCTCGGTCGATCACGTCACCGAACAGGTTCGGAAAGTCCGAGATGGCCAGCGCCTCGCGGAATCTTCCGTACATCGCCTCTTTGACCATCAACCGCGCGAACGAATCGCCGTTGAAGGCCTTGGTCAGCAACTTGGAGGCTTCGTACAGATCGCGTTCGTACAGGCGGCGGCGCGGGTCCTGGACGGAAAAAGTCTTGACTGGGACCATGCCCGGCTCGCCCATGAAGCGCCGATCCGGCACGACCTCGTTGGGGATATTGGTGTAGGGCTTGTACAGGCCTTCGCGCATGTCTCCCGTGTGATATTGCGCCCCGGCGTGGCCGCGATAGCTGATTTCGCTGACGTGCGGCTGAATGCTACGAGCGCCCGTGGCGAAGTCGCCGAAGTTCTTGAGGATATCGGTAAAGCCGATCATGTTACGCAGCCTCCTTGAGGCGAACGGCAATGATGCCGGTCGCGTTGCTGGCCAGAAGCGGGCCGGCCGCGCCCCCGACGCTCACGGCGCTGCCGAATTTCACTCCGGTCGGTGCTCCCACTGCGTTCCCCATCGTCGCCGAACTGTTTTTGTCGAGCGTGAAGTTGTACGTCAAGTTGGAGCCATCGGTAGTCGTTGTTCCACCGTCAACATACAGCAAATCGCCTGGATTCACCGCGCTGCCGGTGCTCGGGCTGAGCGCACTTTTGGCTGTGACGGTGAGCATAAACACGCCCGCCAGCAGGATCGTGACAAATCCGGTGCTCGGCAGCATGAGCGGGGCCAGCGTGCCGGGCTGAAGCATCGGCGGGTTGCTGGTCATCATAACGCCGGCCAGTTGGCCGACCATAACCGGCGTTCCGGCCTGAAGCGTGAGCGAAGGCGTGACGGCAACCTGAAGCGGTTGCGCGCCCCCCTGTTCGAGAACTTGGTTGGCGGCCATTTAGGCGGCCCTCCCTTGTTTGAACGCCTCGTGCAGGCGCTTGAATTTCTTGCGCTCGGCCTTATCCGCGCCGTCCTGCGCCTCTCCCATCACGAATCCCGCAAGGGATTCCAGGGTCGAGTCGTACTCGGCGCGCCAGCCTTCCTCGTGCGCTTTCTGCTGCGCCTCGGTCAGTGGGGTGTCAGCGCTGCCCATGGCAATCGGCTTGCCGGCGCCGGTCAACTCGCACGCTTCGATGGTGGCCGCTTCCGCCAGTTTCGTGAGCTTTTCGGCATCCACATCGCCCGCTCCAGTCAGCGGAATCGGGCGTTCCAGCAGGTGCTTCGTCACCCAGCGTTTGACTGATTCGGAGACGTATACGGCCTCGAAGTACTGGCCGATGACGTTCTGGGCGTCCGGCTTCGCCAGGCGCTCGGTGAGTTTACGGACCGTCGATTTCAGGTCTGTCACTTCTCGTAATTGGGCTTCCGTCATATCGTCGGCCCCTCCTTCCTCACGGCGGCTTCTGGCCGCCTCGAATAACTGCAAAATCTGGCCGCCTGCGCCAGGCGTGGTCACGTAATCCACGCTCTGTCCGCGGGTCAGCGCTTGGATGATTTGGCCGCGCTTGCCGTCCGGGGCGGTGCCTTCCCGCGCCTTCCCGCTGGCGCGAATGGACATGCCGATGTGCTTGGCGAGGTCGTCAACTGGCTGGCGGAATTGCTCGAACACCTTAGCCTTGGCGTAGAGTCCGGGACCGGTGGGCCCGTTGTGCTCGAAGTGAGCATCCTCGGTGAGCACGCTGGCGAGGTCTCGCAGATCGCCTTCCGGCCGGGCCGCTTCCTCCGCATCGGTTTGATGGTTCCAGAAGTTCTTCGTGCCTGCGGGAAAAACTTTGGGGCCATCGCGTTCCAACACTTCGGCGGGGTAGTACCCGCTCGTGCCGCGTCCGGGAGAAATTAGCTTGAGGTACGCCGTGCCATCCTGCCCGACCGCGCCCTCACGCAACGGAACCATGTCGCCCGTGATTTCGATCTCGCGGGCCGCCGCCGCCATGTCGCACTCTTCCGCGCCATCCTGCCAGGACTTCGGCAGATGCGAGGTCCAGCCCTTTTTCTTGGCAATCGACACGATGCGCGATTTCAGTCCAGACATGCCGTAATTCTTGGACCCGGCGCGCCCCATGGCGTGGACTGCGGCGCCCACGTCTTCCGGCTTCAGAATCGGGAACGACTTGCCCTTGCCGGCGAAATCTCCGCCATCCGCCTTATCGCGCTCGTCCTTGGAGATGAACCGCTCCACGATGCGGGCGCTGCCCGGCTGGTAAAGCTCGGCGGCTTCCATGGCCGTGTAGTGGTCGTCTTCGGTGGCTTTGGGGTGGTAGGAAACGTGGGGAACTACTGGGGTGCGGTTTTCGTGGTCAATCGAGACGTGGGACTTGCCGCCTACGTCGGCCAGGGTGTAAGGAGCAGAGAACGTCTCGCCGTTGCAACCGTAGATGCAGTCGCCGGTCTCGCCGTCGCCGGAATGGTCGATGTAATGGCCGTAATTGCCTTCGCCTACCGCGTCATGCACGGCGTCGGAGAGGCGGTCGCGGACATTCCCGTGCGTCAAACCGATACTGGCCTCTTGGAGCTTGAGCGCCAGGATTTTCCAGCCTTCAGAAAGAGGCATCCTGCGATGATAATATTCGTGTTATGGTTGGTTTGTCACGGTTTTTGGTTACAAAGATTCGGATGCTCTGCGCTAAATGTAAATTCAGGATGCCCGGTCCTGGGCATACGTGGTGCCTAGAATGCCAGAACGATTATCAGGCTTCTCGGCGCGAAAAAATGGAAACGCTGCTGCGCGCGCAGGGATATCGGTCGGGGTGGGAGGCGTGCAAAGACCGCGTGCGGAGTTACGTGGCGATGGGCCTGAATCCTGCGGAGATCGCCTCCAAGCTCTGAACACAGCGCGCGGGTGCGAAATATGCCCGCTGTGCAATATCGCACCTTGCCGCGAGCCCCGCTAGGGTATACGATGAAGGCGACAGGAGGCGGGCATGGATTTTAACTTCGAGCGGAAGGTACTCGAATCGCTCGCTCGGATCGAGTCGGCCTTACAGGCTCAAACAAAGGAGATAGGAACCATCATGTTGGACATTAGCGGACTGCAACAGGCAGTTGCGAACGAAACCACGGTTGACCAATCGGTACAAGCGCTGATTACCGGGCTGGCCAGTCAAATCACAACCCTTATCAACCAGAGCGGAGACACCGTGGACCCCACGGCGTTGGCCGCGCTGGTTTCCACGATGCAACAGAACGCCTCGGCGTTGACGGCGGCTGTTTCCGCCAACACGCCCGCGGCGCCCACGTCCGCGGCGCTGAAGGCGCTTCCCAAACAGCAGTAATCGCTCTAAGTGCCGGCGCGTCGTGTTGAAGCGGCGCGCCGGGTTCGGATAAGGTTCGCCGAGTCGCTGATCGTGGAACCCGGTACGGAGTCCTGATGTGAAGAAATCCAGGCGCCGCCTGCCCCACAAACGGAGTGTAGCAGGCCGCTACCCGTGCCGGAAGATCGGCCCTCCCCCGAAAGCCCCCGCCAGGATGTAAATCAGCCAGATTGCCACTGCCACGATGACCACGACGCGGATAAGCCGCGCCAGTGTCGCGTCGATTGGGAACTGCGATAGCGCCCACAGGATCACGCCAACGACCAGGAGCACGATAATGATTTGCACGAGAAACACGCTGGGAACATGTTGTTTCTCGTTTTCCCTACGGCTTAACCTGGAACTTTGCAGGGGTGATGGGGGCCGTCTCCAGTCGGTCGCCAATCACCTTTCCGCCCTGCGGATTCAGCCACGGCACGGCGTCATCCGTAACATGTCCGCCGGAAACGATTTGCTGGCCTTCGGCCGGCACGATCTCGGTGTTATCGTCCGGTACGGCCACGACCAAATGGACCTGGCGTTTGCGGCTCAGTGTGTCGTCCATGCCGTGAGGCGGAGAATCAAACGCCGTACCGGCGCCGTGAAACTCCTGCGCTTCTGCGATTCGATGTAGACGGGCTCCCGTTACGGGGCCGTCCAAATTGTGCTCTACTCCGTTGATGTGAACTCGCATAAATCCTCCGCCCCGAGATTAGCACGGTTTTTACTTTAACGCCATCTTGACATCGGAGGCGTAAATCCCCTGCACGCGCTCGCGGACGATGTCCACCGCCGGCCGCAAATATGGCTGCGCTGCGTGGCCGATCCAGTTCTGGTGCTTGTAGTCGTACACCCATGCTCCGGTGAACGGCACGCCCTCGGTCGGCAGCGGTCCTGGGTAGGTCCCCATGCCGCGCAGGCCGGTTCCGAACTCCACGAACGCCGCGTGCGGCGCAGTGAAGGCCACGGTGCCCACTGCGCGGCTTTCCTCGGCCAGCACGGCGCGCATTCCGCTATCGCGGAGTTCGCCGGTGTCCACCGGGCAAATCGCTTGTGCTTCCTCCAGGATCAGATCGCAGGACTGCTCCGTAGCCAGGATGACGGCTTGCCGGATTTTGTCCAGCGCTTCGGCGGTTTTGATGGTAGTCTCGGAGACGGCCTTGAAGTTCATATTCAGGTTATCCTCCCGTGCGATGGCCTCCAAAGTGAGCGGCAGCGTGATGGGAAACTAAACCCCGGTGTGACCCATCTTTTAAGCGACTCTTCGAGCGCCGGCCAAGTCGAGGGAATGAGCGAGCGCGGCTCAGGCTTCTGCCAGGGCATCCGTACCTTACAAAGCCTTGGATTGGCCGCGTCCTGGCGCGCTTCCTGGCCTAAGCTGCGGTAGTTGCGTTTCATGCGTGAACCTCCAAAGAACAGTAACAGTTCGGGTGCTCGTTGGGCATCATAGCCCCGCTCGGGAACGCCTGCTCAATCGGGATCATACCCGCGGCTTCGTTTGCCGTGCAGGATGGACACGGG